TAGAAATTGATACAACAAATAAAACAATTACTCTCTTAGAAGATATTACTTATAAAGAGATAAAGGAATTATTCCCAGGACTTGTATCTGATATTAATGATTACACTATTAAATGTAAAAATGATAATGTAATATACTCTCACTCTATTGGATTTTTACCTCAAAGAATAACTGATTTAAATGTTAATTACATACAAAAAAGATGAGCAATAAAAATAAACCACTTAAAGAATTAAGTAAGAAAGAGTTTGATGAATCTTATGAAGAATTATTAGCTAGTCATGATGGTAAATGGGATAAATATCCATTACCTACTAAAAAAGATTTAATTAATCATGCAATACAATTAGGTCAAATAAGTTTAACTAAAGCAGTAAAATTATATGGGAAAATATAAATGTATAAATAAGAAATGTAAGAAATATGATGAAGTAGTAACTGCTAATACTCATATTATATATAAAGAACACGAAACTAGAGATAAAGCTGCTCCATGCCCTGAATGTGGAGAAATAAGAGAAATGGCTAATGATGGATTTGCGAGAACCACATTAGCTAAAGGAAACCCTAATATTTATAGAGGGGAATAATTATGATTTATATTACCAGAGATAGAGCTGAACAAGTACTTCCTTTATATCCTAATTTATTTTTAAGTAAAATAGGAAATAATTTAGAAATTAAAACATATGTTCATGTTGGTGAATATTATGTTTTATTAAAAGAATCTGTATCTTGGAAAAATTATATTAATTATGTTGATTTAATGAAATTTACAGATTCAATTCAAGTTACTGTTAATAAAATGAAAAAGAACTTTAAAATAAAAGAATTTTTAAAAACTAAAGATTTAGATAGGATGTCTATTTATAAAATAATATAACAATGAAATTACAAATAAAAGTAAATAATGAATTAGATTTTTTTAAAAAACTCCTTATGATACTATCTGATACAAGACCTGTATCTTTACTTAGACCTAGGGAGAGAGAACTATTAGCTTATCTTTTATATTACAATAATAAATATAAAGATAGAGATGTTGAAGAAAGGGAAAAATTAGTATTTCATAAATCAACATTAATTGATATTTGCGAGGCTATGGATATTGACATGCAAACTTTCTATAATAATAAAAGTCATTTAAAAAATAAAAAGATACTTTCAGATGGGTACTTATCAAAATTTTTTATAAATTTATATTATAAAAATAATTTTAGTATAACTTTTAATTTAACGGATGGAAGAGATTGAACAAAAAATGATGATTTCAGATTCTTTTACTTATAGTAAACTTATTATAAATGATATTGATATGTTCCTGGATATTAAGAGAGAATTTGAAGAAGGTTTTAATGATTACAAAGAAACAGGTGATTCAACATTAATTAATAGTTTAAATTGCAATAATGATGGTGATAATTTTATAGTTGTTGCTACATCTTGGAAAAATTTTATTTTAAATTAAGCGTATGATAAAAACAACAAAGTTAGATCAAATTCAATTATTTCTTGAAAATAATAGAGGATACCTCAAATGGGGTAAAGATAAATTAGCAAAAAAATTAAATTGTAAACCAGGTGATATAATAGAAGTAAGACGAAAGATATATAATGGAGATAAAGTTAATTTTATACATTTACCTAATATATTAATACTTGATATTGAAACAGCTCCTCTTAAAGCCTTTGTGTGGCGTAGATGGAAACAAAATATATATTTAGACCAAACTATCAGTGAATGGTATATGTTAACTTGGTCAGCTAAATGGTTAGGTAGTGATGAGGTAATGTCAGCAAGATTGACAGGAAAAGAATCATTAGATGAAAATGATGAAAGAATAGTAAAAGAATTATGGGATATTCTTAATGATGCTGATATAGTAATTGCTCATAATGGAGATAAATTTGACATACCTAAAATTAATAGTAGGTTTATAATAAATAATCTTCCCTCTACAAGTTTTTATCAGCAAATAGATACTAAAAAAGTAGCAGCAAAACAGTTTGGTTTTAGTAGTAATAAACTTGATGCTTTAGCTACTTATTTTAATATACCTAATAAAATTAAAACAGAAATGCAGCTTTGGGTTGATTGTGTCAATGGTTCAGAAACAGCTTTAAAGAATATGGAAACATATAATATTGAAGATGTTAATATATTAGAAAAAGTTTATTTAAGATTACGTGGATATATTAAAAATCATCCCAATGTAACTTTATATGATGATGTTTCAGATCCAAATAGATGTCCTACTTGTGGAAGTGATGAGAAACAGGAAGAAGATTTTTATTATACAACTGTAGGTCAGTTTCAAGTATATAGATGTTTGTCTTGTGGAGCATTATATAGATCTAGAAAAGCTGTTAAAAGAGGTGTTGTAACTGCAAATTTAAGTTTAGGAAGATAACATGCATAGTTTAGAAATGAAGGAAGAAATAAGAAAAATTTCTTCAAAACATAATATAAAAGTAGATCAGGTCAAGGAACTTATTTATTTTATGTTTAAATTTGTCAGAGAAATTATACGAACTGCTGACAGATATAAAGAATATTTCCCTGTAGTCAGATTAATGGGTATAGGGGTATTCTTTGTATCAGATTCTCGTAAAAAAAGAATTAAAAAGAAAATAGAAAATGATAAGAATAAAGATTTATATAACAGGTGAAAAAGATAAAACTCCTTATGAGTATGATGGTCGATTGATACCAATGATAAATGATATTATAGAAATTCCACAAAGAGGGATGTTTATAGTTAAAGAAAGAATTTTTGAAGTAAACAAACCAAATAAAATTATTTTGGTAGTTAAAAAATACAAATAATGGAGAGTTTATTAGGAAATTATACAGATAAAACAAACTTTTGGAAATTATATCCTACATTTATAAAACCCAAGATTTATAATGATTTATATAAAAGTGATAAATCTAAAAGTAAATCTAAATCTAGTCAGATTATGTGGGCAGTTGTTTTTATATATGATAAAACAGCTGTTAATCCTTATAAAAATTTACAACTTGATGAAAAGATTCAGGTTATAAATGAGGATATTTTAAACAATAGTGAATTTAATTGGGAACCTTATGAAAAGTTGTTGCAATTTTCTGAAAATCTTTTTATGACAGAAATAGAAAGATCTTATTATTCTTATTTAAATAAGATGGAAGAAAGAAGAAAACTTATTGAAGATACGGCATATACTTTAAAAAATGCAGAAGCTTTGGATAAAATGATTAAATCAACAGAACAAATAAGAAAAGAATTAGAAAATTTGGAAAAACTTGTTAATTTACAAGAATCAGGAAGTAAAACAAAAGGAGATATTATTGAATCAGCTAGTGAAAAAGGATTAGTTTAATGGAATTTATTAAAATAAGAAATAGAAAAAATTTTTTATTACCAGAAGTACCTGTTATAAACCCTTATTCTCGTAAATATGTAACTTGGTGGAAAGAGGATAAGAAAAGATGTGTTGAAGGGTTATGGTCAGTTGATGATGAAAATATTAATTTAAATATTATAGATGAAGCTCCTGATGATAAAATTAAGAGTAATAAATGGAGATGGATTCCACCTAATACTTATTTCTATGTAAATCATGGTAATATATATAAAAATATTAAAGGTACAACATCTGGAGCTAAAGTGGTTGGTAAACCTGATTTAGATGATATTGAATGGGAATTTGGTTATAATTGGATAGAAGCTCGTGGATTTAGCGGATTTGAATTTGATGATAAATATTCGTGTAATAGATTTTTACTGGAGAAGGATTATACAAATGAAGATCTGTTACGTCGTTGTATGGATGAAGATGGTAATATAATAGATTTATTATGGGGTAATTATTTTAAACCTAATGGTCAACGTAAAGAATATATTTCTGTAAGAGATTATTTAAGAAAATATTTTGATAAACCAATGGGTAGACCTATTTATGGTAATATTCCTCAAAATTTAATGATACTAGGAACTAGAGATGGTGGTAAATCTTATTTAGTAGCTAATCAAGCTATTTTACATGAAATTATTTTTGATGG